CAATCATGCCGCCTCCGGTGCATCTGAGCGATTGGCCTTGAGGGCTGCCGGCGGCGAGCACCTTAATGTTCTCGGCTCAGGCAACGTAGGGATTGGCACCTCAAGCCCTGGCGTTCCTCTAGATGTTGTTGGAGCAATACGCTCGCAGAATGGGACAATAGACGCTCGTCTGCAAGCTGGTTACTCCGGTGCAATTGGCATCGGCGCTCAGAGCAATGATGCAGTTTTGTTTATTCAGAATGCCACCGAACGCGCCCGCATCGACACCAGCGGCAGGCTCTTAGTTGGTACGTCTAGTGGTGTTAGCGCAGCTTTTGTCAACAGCTCAATTCAAGCTCATGGTCTTACCGGCGATAGCTCTTCGGTAACTCTTTACCGCTTCACAACGTCTGCAACTGCCGCTGCAGCCCCACGACTTGTAATGGCAAGAAGTGGATCTGACTCCAAAGACTTCACTGTAGTTGCCAGCGGCAACCGCTTGGGCCAGCTTAATTTTGTTGGCGCAGACGGAACGCAATTTGTTAGTGCTGCGTCCATTGACTGCGAAGTAGACGGCACCCCTGGCGCTAACGATATGCCAGGGCGGCTCGTACTATCCACGACCTCAGATGGGGCGAGTTCTCCGACGGAGCGGATGCGGATTGATAGCAATGGTTTTGCTAGGTATACAGGTGCCATTGGGCGTGGTGCTCCAGTTACAAAGGCCGGGGCGTTTACTGTCGGCATCGCAGAAAACTGGCTGATCTGCAACGGCACAGCCTCCATCACAGTGACGTTGCCAACTGCAAGCGCTTGGACTGGCCGTGAAATCATGCTGAAGACCATTGCTGCATTCACGGTCGTTTCTACCTCTTCCAATGTGGTTCCACTTGCAGGCGGCGCGGCTGGCACTGCAATACTTGCGGCTACTGCCGGTAGATTTGCAACATTGGTAAGTGATGGCACCAACTGGATCATCATGCAGGCAAACTGATTAGTCTTTGACACTACGGGCGGCCACCCGCCCTACTCAACTGGTTGCATCACTCTTACTCTGAATCATCCACACCTGAACCATGGCTACCGCTACCGCCCCTGTCACCACCTTCACTTGGAACGTGGCCCAAATGGAACGTCACACTGCTGACGGCATTGTGATGACCGTGCATTACACAGTCGATGCCCGTGACGGCAGCGACACCTATTCTGCGGGGGCCTACGGCAGTGTTGGCCTCGAAGCACCCGAGGGCAATGTGATCCCCTACGCCGACCTCACCCCCGAGATCGTTATCGGCTGGGTCAAGGAGAAGCTTGGCAACGAGGAGAAGGTGGCTGAGATTCAGACTGCACTGCAGGGACAGATTGATCAGCAGCGCACTCCGACCACTGCCCAAGGTGTGCCGTGGCAGTAAAAACCAAGACCGGCACCGCGCGCCTCGATCACCAACCGGGACCGCCTAAGACCACACGCCAGGGTTTCGGCCAACGCAGCCGGCCCCGGCGTCGTGGCAAGAAACCCCTTCGCGGGCAAGGCCGGTAAACTGTACCGGTAGCCCCATGGCGCCATGATCGAAATCATTGCAGCCATTGCCGGCGCGTCTATTTCCGTCGCAGCCATGGGTGCTGCTGGGTTCACCCGCAAATCAGATGAAGCTCGCGAGGCGGTGATCCGTCTCACGTCAGCCGTGGAGCACATTGCCACTCAGTTGGAAGTGCTGCACACCGACATCAAAGAAGATCGCCGCGAGACCTTCGGCCGGCTATCGACCGTGGAGCAGCGGGTATCTAAGTTGGAAGCACGCCCACCTTCTTCTTAGCCATGGACCAGGCAACCACAGTCGCCATCGTCGCGATCATCGTGGCAGCTGGCAGCGAGATCATCGCCATAAGCCCGCTCAAATCCAACAGCTGGGTGCAACTGCTGTTGCAAGCTGCGCGATTGATGTTCCCTAAGCAACGGCGCTGAGCCATGGCCAACCCGGCACCGATCACGCTTGAGCAGCTGTTCAGGTACTACAAGGCGCTGCCCCACCAGGCCGCGGCCCTGCAGCTACTCGAGCAGGATCTGGCCGTCAACGGCTACGCGGCCGCCATGCGCCGCGATCGGGCATGGTTCACCACCTGGAGCCAAGACGGCAAGCAGTCGGACCTAGCCGCGGCTTTAAAGCTGATCAAGGAGTTCGAGGGCTGTCACCTCGAGGCCTACCCCGATCCGCTGAGCGGTGGTGAGCCGTGGACAATCGGCTACGGCACCACCCGCTACGGCGACGGCCGGCCGGTGAAGGCAGGCGACAAAATCAACGCCGTTGAGGCTGACATGCTGCTTCGCCTTGAGGTGGACCGCATCGCAGCCAAGCTCCGCGGCGCCGTGCCCAGTTGGATCGAGATGAGCGATGCGCAGCAGTGCGCGCTGATCTCTTTCGCCTACAACCTCGGCAGTGGGTTCTACGGCGCCAAGGGATTTGAAACTATCAGCCGCAAGCTGCGCGAAAAGGACTGGGCCGGCGTGCCCGATGCCTTGCTGTTGTACCGCAACCCGGGCACCAACGTGGAGGCCGGCCTGAAGCGGCGCCGTATCGCCGAGGGTGATCTCTGGGGCCGTGACAAGCAAACCACCGGCCCGGTCTCCGCGATGTTCACGCCTGAAAGCCCGTTCAGCCACAAGATCACGCCACACATCGCCGCGGGTGAGTTCGCGCTTGGGCAGGAGGCCAGGCGCTTCGATCACCAGCACCAGTGCGACACCGCGATCAGGCTGGCGCAGTTCCTCGAGAAGGTGCGCGCGCAGTTCGGCGGCCGGCCGCTGGTGATCACCTCCGGCTACCGGCCCGCTGCGATCAACAAGCTGGTGGGTGGTGCATCGAGCTCGGAGCACCTCTACGACGCGCCCAGCGTTGGGGCCGTGGACTTCTACGTCGACGGCGTGGACATCAACGCCGTGCAGGACTGGTGCGATCAAAACTGGCCGCACAGCCTCGGCTACGGCGCACCCAAGGGGTTCGTGCATCTTGGCATCCGCCGCGGCGCACCTAGGGTGCGGTGGGTTTACTGACGCCTGCATGCCCCTTCCCGATTACGAGATCCACGACCTCTGCAAGCGGCACGCGATGGTGTCGCCGTTCGATCCTGATCTGGTCAACCCCGCGAGCATCGACGTGCTGCTCGGCGATCGGATCATGATCGAGGTGGCCGAGACCCCCGAGCTGCAGATCCACGGCATCCACGGCCACACCGCAGAGGATCCGTACCTGCTGCAGCCGGGCGAGTTCTGTCTGGCCGAGACGCGCGAAATCTTTAACCTGCCCGACACGATCGCCGGGCAGTTCGTGCTGAAGTCCAGCCGCGCGCGCGAGGGCCTCGAGCACCTGATGGCCGGCTTCTGTGATCCAGGCTGGCATGGCAGCCGGCTGACACTGGAGCTGAGCAACGCGCGGCGGATGCACGCGGTGGCGATCTGGCCCGGCATGAAGATCGGCCAGATGGTGTTTCACAAGATGGAGGGCATCCCCGGCCGGAGCTACGCGGTCACCGGCCGTTATAATGGACATGAAACAGTCATGCCGTCGCTTGGATGAAGTGGGCAGTCCCGCCTAGCGCTCCGACCCTGCTCGTCAGTGAGACGGGCAGGATTATTCGACCGGCCAGCTCGCGGCGAAGAGGGAGCGGCTGGCTGACTCTTCCTGAAGCCGAGCTGCGGCCGCGGCGTATCGGGGCTGGATACCTTGCGATCAGCAGCAAGAACCAAGGCGTCAAGCGAACCTTCTATCTGCACCGCTTAGTCGCTGAAGCATTTCTCGGAAAGCCAGCCGACTCGAATGAAGTCAATCATCTTGATGGAGACAAGTCCAACAATCACGTCAGCAACCTTGAATGGACAACACATTCTCAGAACCTGCAGCACGCAGTTCGGCACGGGCTGACGACTAGGAATGCACTGAAGCCGGCCGACGTCAAAATGATCCGGAAGCTGATCGCCGATGGTGCCAGCCGAAAGGAGATTGCATCTCGCTACGGCGTCTCGCTTTCTGCGATCAGCCACATTGCTAGCGGCCACTCGTGGGGCTGGCTAGTCTGACCTTGGTGGAGAGCGCCCGGCCTTGCCAGCCGGTTTTTTTTCATGCGCTGCGGCGCAACGGGTCTGGGTGATAAGTAGTGCACACGTTCTATCTGATCTGGGCCGCCACCAGCGCAGCAGCAGCAGCGGCCGACTCATCGATCAGGTGGGCGTACCGGTGTGTCGTTTGTGGGCTGGCGTGGCCCAGCAGCCCACCGATCACCGGCAGGCTCGATCAGCCCGCTCAGGGCTCCTGTGGGCTTGTTCGCGCACTATTCGCGCAGCGCGCCATCGAGTGCTTCAGCTGCGCCATTCGGAGCCGGTGGATCATGCCGGGAGCCTCGGCCGGGTCGTCGAGCGGGATCAGGGTGTAGTCGTCGCAGCCATGCGTCTCGGCGAAGTGCTGCGCGCTGATGTGGGTGGAGAACGGGCCGATATGCCACGGGCCGACGCGGAGGATGTAGGTCATTTCAGGGATGGATTCCGTTCGGCAGCGGTGAGGCTGGGGTGGTCGTCGTCGTCATCATCCTCGGGCAAATCCTCGGGGATGTCGTCGTAGTCGGGGTCGAGTTGGGGCATGGCCGCAATCAGGCCATCATGGCCTCGATTTCAAAAGCCAGGTCGGGATCGCGGTTGCAGGCTTCGTCGATGCAAGCCTCAAAGCAAGCGTTGAACACTTCCTCAGCGACCAGCTGGCGGATCAGCTCCAGCAGGTCGGCGGTGGCGAGAGTGGTGAGCTTGGCGGTGAAGGTGGCGAGCATCGGTCGGTTGCGTTGATGAACTAACTATACCCCCTCGACGGGGCACCCTCCCCATCAGCGCCGCCCCGTTCACAATCCGTCACACAAGTGTCAGAAACTTGCACGCCTTTCTGACGAGCTGCTCGGCAATAGGAGGTAGCCACCTCTTACTCATGGCAAAACCAGTCTCAGCTGCAGAATCCGCGCTCACCAGCTGGATTGCCGATCACTTGCTGCCGCTGGCCGGTCAATGCACCGCAGTCGATGCATCTGTGGCCTACTGCGAAACCTTGGCTCAAGCAAACATGCTTTTTATCTTCCTAGAACTGCTGGCCGAGAACTGCGAAGAGCCGGGCTAGTTTAGTTGCCCTCGCTACCATGCGCCCAGTGGCGGCCAGCTCATGCGCGCTCACATCGCCGAGATCACCGCCAAGATCATCATCCGATCCGATACTGACCCCGAGCAGCTGCCGGCTGACATCTACAGCCAGATTTCGGAGTTCATCCACAGCGAAGACGACATCCTCGATCTAGCCGTCGAGCTGTTCACCCTTCCCGCGGACTTCAGTGGATCGGCACCACATTGATGAGACGCGCCTGGTCACCCGCCGATCAGCGCGCGATCAGATCCATCTGGCCTGGAGCTACCGCTGCGCCTACTGCAGCGAACCGCTCGGCCGCAGCCCCACCCTCGACCACGTGGTGCCCAAGGTTCACGGCGGGCTCACCGTCCGCGAGAACCTGGTGAGCTGCTGCCTGATGTGCAACAGCCAGAAGGGCCACAAGGATTGGATCGACTGGTATCGCGCCCAGCACTTCTGGTCCCCCATTGGCGAATGGGCGATCGCGCGCTGGGTGGCCGGGGAGGGCTAAGATTCGGCTCCAACGACTCGATCGCTGGGCATTCCGCAGTGTGGAGGCTGCGGTGAGGCGTGCAGGCGCGAGAGCCGGCGCTACCTCCACACCCCCTTACGGCAGGATGCGGCTGCACACCCACAGCGCCACGGCGCAGGTGAGCCAATACTCCACCATCAGGATCAGCACGTCGTGGAGCATCACAGGGCCAGCAGGTGGTCGAGGTAGATCTCGGCCTGCCATAGGTCCGAGCTGTAGCGGCAGGTGCCCCCGGCGCAGCTGCGGTAGTAGAGCTCACCGCCACCATCGGGCTCGAGTGTCTCGATGTAGCCCTTGCCGCGATCAGTGCGACTGAGAACGATCGGCGGGTTCATAGATCTCGCACCGCGCGGCATACCTGCCACCAGTCTGCCGAGCCTCAGGGAATCCCAGCGCGCACCCCTTGCGGGCGGTCTCCCACTGCAGGCAATCCCAGCACATCCTGGGCGCCCCTGCAGGGCGGATTCTCAGCACTGCTGACTGATAGACCCGCTCTGCCCTGAGCAGCGCTTCCTGCAGCTGCACCGTGCCTGTGTCGGCCTCCAGCTGGTGCTCGGGCTTGGGGCCAAGGTTCACCCGGCAATGCCACGTCCGATCAGCACGATCGCAGAACAGCAGCAGGCGGCCGGCGTGCAGGCTGATCATTCCAGCTCGCCGTAAGACGGTGAGTGATACAGCCGCTCGAGCAGGTGGGACGCAGGCTCATCGCTGCCCCCGGTCACATAGCAGGCGACATCATCGCGCTGGTCTGCTGCCACGAACACCTCAGGCCAGTGCAGCTCCTTCACCACCACCAGGCTGGTGCGGCGGCTGCGCACCAGCACCCACAACGCCAAGCGCTCGATGAGGTTCAGGCTCGGCAGTTGCATCATGCCTCCAGTTTGCCGAGCAGTCGCTCGAGATACCAGCGGGCCTTGGCCGCGTTGACCGCAGGATCGCCCTTGTCCCACATCCTGAGCACGTAGCGCAGCACGTGGCCCTGGCAGTTGCCCAGCACCGAATCAGGCGCGCGCGCGATCGCAGCCTCGATCACGTCGATCGCCTCGGCCGGACCGTAGCGGTAGTGATCCGGGTTGATCTGGTCGCTCATTCCGTCAGCTCCCAATAGTGGCTGGCCAGTTTCGTCACGATCTCACGCGCGGCGATCAGCTCATCAAAGAACTGTTGCGTCACCGCATACTCAGTGCCGCGGTGGCCGCAGTCGTAGCACTTGCGGCGTTGCCGGCGCACCTGGCCGTCGTAGCTGCGCTCCGAGTTGTCGCACCGGAACCGGCCGCCACACTCGGGGCACTTCATCTCGGTGAACGGGCTGGGCATCAGCCCCACCTCCCGAGCAGCTGGGCACGGCAGACGGCGATCGCCTGCTGCGCCAGCTTCTGCGTCATCACCGAGTCGGTGTCGTCCATCGCGCGGCACACCTTGCCGTGCAGCTCGGCATAGTCCGTGTCGCGGAAGTTGGCAGCGATGTCCCGGCAGAACTCTTCCCACAGGCCGGTGTAGGTGCAGCAGGTGCGGCCGCTGCACTGGTAGAGCGCCTCGAGCATGTCGGCGCGCTGCTGGTCGAGCTTGACGGTGGTCATGGGTTCAGGAGCTGGCGGATGTGGAGCAGCTCGGCGCAGAGCTGCTGGCGGTTGCGGATGCCGGTGATCGTCTGCAGCTGGTCGATGCGGATGTCGATCAGCTGCCGGATGCGCTGGCGTTCCTCAGTCTGCCCGGCATGGAAGGCGCTCGTGTCGCTTAGCAGCTGCTGCACACGGTGGAGGGTGTCAGACACTGGTACTCTCCAGCTCGGCGGCGATGGCGAAAATTACATCAAGAGCATCTTTCCATCCATCAACATAACTTTGGTGAACGTAGTCAATGTCTTCAATGTGAGCTTTTGGATGCGCCTGATCCGCAGCAGCGCGAAGGGTGGCGGCGATGATCTGACGAGAGTCATTGCAGGGATACAGATTGCTGGCATCTAGCACGGCCTGAGCGGCGGGGGAAAGGTCAGTCATGGGCAGGTGCCATTACAACGTGGATGTCGCGGCCAATTCCGCAGGTACCCCAGAGCACTAGCTTCACATCGACGTTTGCCGCGATCGGCAGGTCGACTGTGTAAATGTTGGAGGGATCAGAATTGATCCACCAAAACTCGCCAATGCGGCCTTGGTTGCTATCGATGTTGATCATTCGGGCAGTGCCTCCAGTACGAGGCGGATTAGATCGTGTTGTTGAGGAGTGAGCATTCTCATTTGGTTTGGGCAGCTAGGACTTAGTGCGCTTTTGAGTGCAGCCAGCGCCTGCTCCTTCAAGCTCGGCGGCTTGGGCTCGGTCAGGGCGGCGCGGGCACGTTTCAGTAAGTCATGGTGCTTCATATCCACTGCGTAGGTGTTAAAGGCAGCGTGAAGCTCAGCGCACAGTGCTCGGAAGTCAGTCATCGAGTTGCTCCAGTGCGAGGCGGAGAAGGGTCAGATCGCATTGCAGATCCCAACGCTTTTCCAAACCAGTTACTACTTCTAGCGCCTGCTCTTTCAAGCTCGGCGGCTTGGGGCGGCGGGCGGCGCGGAGATGTCCTATCCGTGTCTCGTATAGCCCGTTGTCTCGCAGCCACTCACAACACGCCTCCAGCTCTTGGTCGGCGCCCCAACGAGCGGCGGCGGTGCAGATGCGCTGCTCGAAGTTCGTTGGGTAGGCGCCAATGCAGTCGTTGGACTCGGTGGTTTGAACCCACCACTCCACCAGCTCAGGTGGTGGGGTGATTGGATGTTCAGTCATCTCCTAATTTGCTCCAAATTGGGAATACGGGATGTAGTGCAGGCACTCCTCGACGCCCTCAACGTTGAGGTTGCGGGCCCAGCTGAGCACGGTGTTCTGCGGCTGGTCACGGAAGCGAGCGCATGTCTTGCGCTGGGGGCAGAGGGGCGTCACGCCCATGCAGCGGGTGTAGTCGCGCGGGATTGTCACTCCGGCACCTCATTGATAACAGCGTGAGCGCCGATGATGCGCAGGGCGGCCCGGTTGTACGCCTCGGCAGCATCACGCTCAGTGGCGTGGTTGCCCAGGTAGTAGCGGCGGCCGCGGTAGCCCAGCGATGCGCGCCAGGGCTGCCGTGGGTTGGTGGAACGCGACACCCCGCGGTAAGGGCTTGAGGAGCCTGCACGCTTCGGCCGGTTGGCCAGCGAGAGGTAGTAGGCCTCCTCCGTGGTGGTGCGGTTGAAGTAGCCCATCACTCCACCCCGACCACAGCACCGGGCCAGCGCGCCTCGGCATAGCGCTTGGCGTGGCGCTTCGATTCCGCGCGGGTGATCCACGTCATGGGCTGCGCGCCGGGCTTGTAGACGATCACCCGAAACTCCTTGGTGCGCACCTTGGGCCGCGGCCGGCTGATGCCGTCACCGTGCTGGCTGGTGCCTTCTTCTTCACGCCACTGCCAAGGGAGCATGGCGCCAATTACTTCACGCATCGGTTTCGTCGGTGTTGATCCATTCGAGTTGCGACCACCACTCGAGCCAGGTGTCGGCGGCGATCAGTTTTGCCTCGGTGAGGCTGGAGGCCGTGACGCATTCGATCACGTTCGCGGCCTTGATCTGGAAGTAGAAGCGGCGGGTGGTCATGGCTTCAGCGGCTGGTGCTCAGCGGCGCAGTTGTGGTGGGCCTTGACGGGCTCCTGCTTGGCGGCGTCGTAACCGGCGGCATAAACGCAGGCCAGCAGGACGACGACGGCGATGCGGTTGATGATGGGGTTGGTGATCATGATGCGAGCGCCCGGC